GCTGAGAGTGCTTCATGGCGCGGTCAGCCGCAGCATCTGCCTCGTCTTCAAACTCTTTGTCGCTGCGAGTGCGAGGACGCATGCTCGACTTTGGGGCCATCTTGCTCTCAGGGCGAGCCTTGGGGCGGGGCGACTTCATCGGGGCCTTCATGCTATTCTCCATCCGTGGTGGTTACGGTGACGTTCCCGACAGACGATATCATGTACTGAGCGGGATTCCAAATGGGGTTCCACCCCCACAGCGCATTCGATTCCAGAATGGCCGTGTCCGGGCGGGGGTCGTACAGCGACTGAGGGTCATTGACCTTCACCTTGCCGAGAAAGTTCTGCGGCTGGTCAGGGTCACGCACGTCACGACCCACACGGAAGCCCGTGCGCTGGCCGTTCTGGTACTCATAGACAAGGTCGCTCAGGGGATACCTGCGACCAGTCCTGTCGCAGAACCCAAACGCCTTGCTGCCCTTTGCATAAGCCATCAGTAGCTCCACGGGCTCATTGGTACGAACGACACGGAGCCACGGTCGCGATCCTCGTCAGCGGCAAGGGCGAACTGCTCCTCATACTCTTGCTTGAGCGCAGGCATCATGCCCTGAGACGCAGGCTTCTTGGCGGCGATGTAGTAGGCAAGGCCTGCTACAAGCGCGGGGACGAAGCGTGGTGGCACCATCGTGGTGTCTGCGCCAATACCAGATGCGAGGCCATCGATGCCCTTCAGGCGGTAGTAGAACAGCGTGTACGGCATGGTCGCGTCAGGCACAGGCCACAGGGTCAGCTGCGTGGACGTGGAGAGGCGCTGCACGAAGATTTGGGTCGGCCTGCCAGTGATCAGCTTATTGGTCTGCTGGGCATAGGTAGACACCGAGATGCGCTCAAGGAACGTGTCGGTCTGGTTCGCTCCGGTCCCGGTGCGAAGCTGATGCTCGATCAGGTCAATGGTGCCAGTCGGCATGGTGTATGTCGCCGTACCGGGCGTCAGAACCTGCGTCCCGGACTCAATGGTGAAGAGGTTGAGGCCGCGGTTGGCCCACTCCAGCGTCATGATGTTGAGGCTGCGACGTGCGGTCTTCAGGTCGTACCCTGATTTCATCTCGAGGCCAGCCCTCTCGAAGGCTTCCTCAAAGAGCTCCGGCAGATCAGGTACGATGACGGCCATGGTTTAGTCCCTGAATTTCGCGGTCTTCTTCGCGATGCGTTTCGGCTGTGCCACGAACTGCTTGCCCTTGGCGGTGCCCTCGCGCTTGGCGCGGGTGGTGGCAGCATACTCCGAAGGGCTCAGGGCGTCACGGGCCTTTTTGGGCAGGTACCGCTCTCCGGTTTCGCCTGACGGCTTGCCGCTCTTGGTCCCCCAGTCCTCCTTGCCCCACTTTGACAAGGACTTCTGAGCGGCGGTCTTCTCGCCAGAGTAACCGCCGCCCTTCTCTTTGTAGATTTTACCAGCGAGCTGCATTGCGCGAGCTGAGTGTTTGCCACCCATCTTGGCCTTGGCTTGCGCCTTGGACTGCTCCCACAGCTTCTCGTTGGTGCGACCCATGGTTACTTGAACCCCCGGACGCACTTGGATGCGCGGGCGCAGTCACCCGGATTGCCGCACTGGGCACACGGAGAGAACTCGGCTGCGGCCTCCACAGCGGAGGTATCGACCTGAGCTTCGACCTTTGGGGTGGTCTTCTTGGCCATCAGCACATCTTCCCCTTGGTCTTGCCCTTCATGCAGCATCCGTCACCGCGCACCTTGCCGCCTTTGTTCATACGAACAACTGGCTTTTCCATGGCCTGCATAGCCATACGGCGCTCTGCACCGGGCATGCCAGCGGCGCGAGATGCCGGGGCGGTCGCGATCTGCTTACCCATGTTCATGCGTCCCATCATTTCTTCTTCTCCTTCTTCACACCCTTGATGGTGCCCTTGTTCTCAGCGGCGTAGAAGACGCGTTCTCCAGCCTTCTTGCCATACTGCTTGGCCATCGCGGCCTTGATCTTCTTGCCCTTGGCGTTCAGAGGCATGTCAGCGCCGACCCTTCTTGTCGCCGTAATCACGGGTGATCTGGTTCATCTTCTCGGCATGCCCGCGCTCAATCTTCGCCAGATTGGGCATACCCTCTTTACGGTCGATGGCGTAGCCAGCGGCGCGGCCCATCATCTCCGCGATCTTCGGGTTCAACGTCTTGGGTCTGCGACCCATGGCGGACTTACTATACTGGTCGGAAGCCGAGAACGGATACTTGGTGTCGCGCACATACTGCTGGCCACCATCGGCGGTCTTCGTTGTGGTCTTTGTCCCCGGCTTGTTCACAGTCGTCGCGGCGCGGGTGGTTTTGGTCTTGCCCTTCATGGGAGCCTCCTAGCAGTTCCAAGCGCGCAGCGAGAGCGCCTTGCGTGTGGGTTTACCTTTTTCGTCCTTCATTGGACCGGGCATGCCGCCCATACGGGCGCAGAACGACTTGCGCCGTGCTGCGTCATTCTTGGTCTTGGGGCTTGGGGCCGGAGGCTTGAGGTTCATGCCCTGAGCCTTGGCTGACGCCCTGCCCTTGGCGTTCAAGCCACCCTTCGGGTCCTTACCTTCCTTACGGGTCCATGCGGGAGACTTAGCCATTGTACACCAGAAGAATAATGAACATGGCGGATGCCTCGTTGTTGTTCGAGCTGCCCTGAGCCGTGGCCTCGAGCGTTGTCTTCTCTGGGACCCGCAGGGGGTACTCAAAGACATAGTCTGCCACGCCATTGTTAACGGTGGTGATGGCTGCGGTGCGACGAATGCCATCAGGACCGATGGTCATGAGGCGACCACTGACCTGCGCCGATCCACCGGGCTGTCCAGCAGAGAAGAGGCCCTGAGAGACGTATGCCGTGTACCCTGACGGGATCGTGTAGCTCCCAGTGATGCGCTGGTTGTAGTCAAACTTGATGAGGTCATAGACCGTGGATGGGACTCCGGCGGTCACGGTGCCGTCACCGAAGTAAATGTCTCCGGCTGCAGAGAGCGTGGAGCCTGCAGTCGCAACATATGCATTGTTGATGTGCAAGAACGACTGAGTCGTCAGCACTGCTGTCTGCCCGTTCAGGGTGACAATCTCGCTGATCTCGTTGTGGTTAGCGTCCAAGCCAGCCACAAACACGGTGCGAGCCCCGGTTCCATTCGCTGTATCATCGGCGCTGCTCGACGAGACCTTCATCTGAAGGGCGACTGGAGGCAGCGGGATGATGCCTGTGTACGGCCAAACAGTAACCCGCGAGGTATCCACGTCCGGGTTGTAACCAAAGACGGTGACACTGCGGTGCCACGCAATCTGGCCTCTGGAGACCTGAAGTTCGAATGGCTCGGTAAGACCGAACCTCGAGATGGATGAAATCTCCCGAGCCATTCTGCTCTCCTTACGACCAGAAGATGGTCATTGCGGTGACGTTTGTGGCGGTGGCCACATATGGGTCGTTCTCGAACAGCGTACCCGTACCGGGCCACATGATGTCGTAGGTGCCAGCGGCACCGTAGTCGAGATCGACCTTGGTTGCCCCGCCATCCCCATTCGTGATGGTGATGCGACCAGCACCGCTCAGCGTGGCGACAACCATTCTGAGGCGGATGCGGCCAACTCCAGCCGCACCCGTGGCTGTCAGCCGCTTAGTGCTGATATCATAGTTGTCGGACATGCCGTCCTCCTATTAGCTGAGGGCTGCGCCGACAGCAGTGACCCAAGCAGAGCCAGTCGAGATCACGAGGCAGTACTCGTCGTTACCAGCGCCGTTGTCATTGATGAGGCGGACCTGACCAAGGTTGCCAGCAGCAGCTGCGGGCAAGGATGCGGTTGCGATGGCGGTGAGCTTGACGAAGCTGGTGACGGTCACGTCGCCTGAGACGTTACCAGTGACAGAGCCAACGAAGCCGTTGGTCGAGGTCACGGGACCGGAGAAGGTGGTAGAAGCCATGATAGTACCCCTTGCACAAGGATTCGCCGCGCAGTCTGTGCATCGTCAGGTTGGGCGTCCTGTCTGCGTGGCTGATGTTACCCTGAGATCAGTGTACATCATGGGGCAAAAAGTTCCAATGAACTTTTAAAAGCAAAGGGGGCAGCCGAAGCCGCCCCCTCCACAACGGTGTCCGTTTGCTTACGCGCCGGGGCAGCCGTACATGCCCAGCGGGTCCGACACGCCGAACGAGTAGCGCTCGCGGGCCTTGTAGCGGACGTTGCCTGTATCAAAGTCACCGTCCATAGACGTTGACATCGCGGTACGCACGAAGTGCTTCATGCCGTTGGGGATGTCCGTGGTGATGTACCAAGCGTCCGCGTCGGTCAGGTAGTGGTTGACGCGGTAGCCCTGCGGGATCGAACCATTGGTGTTGATCGCGTTGATGTCGTTGTCAGCGGTGCCGACACGCAGCTCGGTCTGCAGCAGACGAGTTGCAACGAACATCAGCGACGGCGGAACGATCAGCTTGCGCGGGCGAGCGGCGATCAGCAGGCCACGTTCGTCCTTGAACGCAGCGATGTCGATCACAGCCTGCTCGAGAGCGGTCTCGTTCAAGTCAACGTCAACCGACGGGCGGTTGGAGTTGGTGCCGCCAGCAACCGTCGGGTGCGCGGTGTTGAACAGGGTCACGCCGTCACCAGAGGTAAAGGTTGTGAAGCCCGTGTTCAGCAGCGAAGCAGCCTTCACTTGCTTGGTGTACGCCATGGCGCGAGCC